CACACGGCTGGTGTGGTGTAACGGTAGCATACTTCCCTGTCACGGAAGAGGTTCGGGGTTCGAATCCCCCATCAGCCGCAATAATGGTCTAGTGAGCCCCATTGGTAGGGGATTTGCACTGTCTCTGCTCAAAAACGAGGGTTCGACCCCCTCCTAGACCCCATGAAGTCATAGTTTAGTGCAAGAACGCCACTTAGACGGGTGGAAATACGAGTTGGATTCTCGTTGACTTTACAAATATTTTGGGGGCACATGTCCCAAGGCTGGCGAGGTAGGTTTGCACCTTCCCTGTGGTGGGTTCGATTCCCACTGTCTCCACCAAAATAACATAATGGGGCTATGGTGAAACTGGCTATCATCGTTGACTTGCACTCAGCAGTTCCGAGTTCGAACCTCGGTAGCTCCACATGAATGATAAATTTATTAAAGATGTTGATTATTATATTAAAGATGGTAATCTAATAATGACAAAATCTTACCACATTAAACGAGGACAATGCTGTGGTAATAATTGTAAACATTGTCCATTTAACCCAAGATATACAAAAGGGGTGAGAGAAATTAAAAACTAATAAAAATGAAAGAATTGGAGGCGATAAGCTAAAGAGAATCGAAGAGAGTAAAAATAATGTCGGTTCTCGCAACGATAGAAAGTTGAAGAAATACTCTCAGAAGTTTAACAAGATGTTTGATTTCTATTTAAAAGTATACAGAAGCGGACTAATCATATTTTGTGGTGTTGGTGTAGAAGTAGATTCTGATATTAATGGTTCAGATGGTAAGTTTGGATTCAGAGAATATGATAATGGTAGATTTAAGTTTAAGACACCAATCACCAGACACCCTAATATATTAAGAGGGGTGATTACTGGAAAGAAAGGTTGGGGACTTTGGGTTGAACAATGGTCACAAGGGATTGTTGATTGGTCATTCACAAAAGAAGAAATACTTAAAGAATTTACTGATAGAGATATAGAAATACCAGAACCTTTAATGAAGGAATGGGATAAATTAATTGAGAGAAAGAAAAAGAAGCGTAACTCAGATTATTTTGATGAGTTACAAAATAAGTAATAATGGACGTATGGTGTAATGGTAGCACGGTTTAAAAAAGGTAATCTGATTACTAAAGATTATTTTCAGCAACATATACAAATTTGCCTGTCACGCAAGAGGTGGGGGTTCGATTCCCTCTACGTCCGCAACATTTCAATATTAGGGGATATTTATTAGTATGAAAACGTTAATTAAAAAACTCCTTAGAGAAGGTCTTATAAATGAAGGTAATAACCTAATTGCTTATCATGGTTCACAACATAAGATAAAGAAATTTACAGATGATTTTGTTGGTGGTGCTGAGGCTAGAGACCAAGAGGGACCAGGTATTTACTTCACAACCGAAGAAAAGGAAGCACTTGAATATGCAAAAGGTGGTGGTTACATATATAAGGTAAATCTATCATTAGGTAAACTAGTATCTAATGAACCTAATATGGATTTAGATTACTTAAGTAAACCAATTTCAAAATTAATTAACGCAGCACCCAATTGGGAAAGAGTAGCTAGAGGTTACGATGATGACATCGAAGAAGGTAAATATGAAATGATTCATAAATACGTTGGTATGGCTATGAGTGAGAAGGAGGCATTTGTTGGTATGTATGGGGATGTATATAAAAATGCACCAACAGCATATGTTAGAAACATGACTAAATTAGGTTATGATGGTGTTAATCTACCAACGGCTGGTGGTGGGGCACATATTGCAGTCTACAATACATCAGCTATTCAAATTATTGATGCTAAGCAAATCAAGTAAATCGTTTACATTTTCCATGATTTATATTATACTTAAACAAAAGTAATAATCATGGAAAATATCGTTTATCACCCTAATCGGGTGTCGAAAGAAGAAAAAAACTTAAAACAAAATCACAAATCACCAGTAATCTGGTTAACAGGGTTGTCCGCTTCTGGTAAATCAACAATTGCAAATAAATTAGAACAAATATTATTTGAAATGGGGGTTAAAACCCAAGTACTTGATGGAGATAATATTAGACTTGGATTAAATAAAGATTTAGGTTTTACAGACAAAGACCGTAAAGAAAATATGCGTAGAATCGCAGAAGTAGCTAAATTATTTTCAGACTCTGGAACATTAACTATCGCTGCATTCATATCCCCTTTTGAGGTAGAAAGACAATTATGTAAAGAAATTATTGGTGAAGATAATTTTATTGAGATATTTGTTAATGCTGATTTAGCTACTTGTGAGGAAAGGGACCCAAAAGGGTTATACAAAAAAGCTAGAGCTGGAGAAATACCAATGTTCACTGGTATTGATTCCCCATATGAGAATCCAACCAACCCAGATATTAGTATTAATACATCAGTTTTTTCGGTTGACTTTTCAGTTGATTTTATTATCCACCATTTAGTAGATAATTGTTTTATTTCAAAATTAGATAATACTGTTTGGAATAAAACAAATCATGGAGGTGAGCCAACTAAAAATTTAGATAAAAAAAGGGCAGTATTTATCGGTAGATTTCAACCATATCATCAAGGTCATATATCTTTAATTCAACAAAAAATTGATGAAGAGATACCAGTATTAATTATGGTAAGGGATATATACCCAGATGAAAAAAACCCATTCACAACAAAGCAAACTGTTGACATGATAGAAAAATACCATTATAATAGACATAATGAAGATGTTGAAATTATGATAATTCCAGATATTGAATCAGTTAATTATGGTAGGGGTGTTGGATATGAAATTAATGAATATATACCACCAGAACATTTAGGATGGATATCAGCAACTGAAATAAGAGAATCAATTAAAAATGGGAATAATGACTGGAGAGAACTAGTCGATAAATCAATCCAAGAGGATGTAGTAAAATATTTAACAAATGAAGACAAAGAGAACACATAATTTTATTAATAGCTGGAGACCATCCAGTAAACAAAAAGATAAAGTACAAATTGAATTAAGGGTTGGAAGATTAACAATTTTTGGGTTAGCGTTTGATATTTCTAAAGGTAGTTTTAGAATTATGATATTAAATATTGGATATGAAACCAAAAATTGATAGGAAGAGACACCTATTAAAAGCCATCACTTGGAGAATTATTGCATCACTAACTAGTTTTTTTCTTGCTTGGGGTGTAACTGGTAATATTAAAGCTGGCTTATCTATTGGTGCTGCTGATGTAGTAATTAAATTTGTGTTATATTATTTTCATGAAAGAGTATGGTATAGTTACGATTTTGGTGTTAAACATAAAGATAAAAACTAATTAATTTTAGATTAATTATAATTTTATTTTGGTAGATACAAATTATTTTTATATATTTGTACTCAACAAAGACTAATATTGGTCGAAACAATAAATATTATAATTATGAGTAAATTTGCAACAAAATTATCTGCTTCAAACAAAGATATTAAAGCAGATAGAGCAGAAATGTTATCAGAAGAGGTAGCATTAGAGGTTAATGAATTTGTTAGTGGGTTAAAGAAAGAGAAAATTAAACTTAGAAATAAGGTTGCTCGTCTTACTGATTTGGCTCCAGATTCTAAGGATTCTTTAAGACCAACTTCTAAAGATTTTTGTGCCTCTACTTGGGTAGCTGAATTGCACCAAGCAAAAATGGATTTAAAGCTCAAAGAGATTGAATTAGAAATTGCTAATGGTATCGAAAAAGAGTGGTTCTCTGATGAGGATTAAAGTTTACTTCTCAAAAACTAACAGAACTAACCCAGATGATGAATCTATGGTTAGGTCTGTTTTATCAGATTTCAATGATATAGAGATAGTTGAATATAAAAGTGGGTCAAGAAACTTAGCTAATATTAAAGGATGTGACTATTTAATTATATTTCCAAATTATATAGATAAACATATCGATTCAGATTGGGTTGGATTAAGTTTAAGTCAATATGATGAGTATTGTGCATTTAAAGATGTAAATTATTCAATGGATAATTCCAACATAATGTTTGTTACTGATACAAATCAACATTATAGATATATAAGGTTTCAAAATGATTTTGATTGTGATGAATCAGATGACCCAAATAATTATTTATATATAGAGAATACAATTAGAGGCATATTTGAAGATAGATTTGGTTTATCAGTTAGTAAATCACATTTATAATCAATGAAATCAAATTATTATCATTTAATAGGTTAATTATGAAGAAGGTATATTTAGCAAAATCAAATAAATGCAATCCAGATAATGTTCAAATAATTAGAAAACTTTTGAAAAATTATGATTGTGAAATTATTGAACATAAGGGTGGTTCCTTTTCACATAAACCAATGATGAAATCAGATATATTAATTGTTTTACCATATTTAGAGGAATATGTAGAAAATAATATTGTTGGTAGGGGTTTATATTCTCAAATAGAAGAATTTGAAAGAACAGGTAAACCTTGTTTAGTTGTTTATAATATTGATAAACAAATTTCGGTTGGTAATATTATTGATAAAGAGGTTTTAGATTATAATGACTTTTTCGAATATGGTGAAGTATGTGTTGACCCAGTTGGACCACTAAAAAATTCATTAAATGAATTCTTTGGACTATCTACTGATGTATTAATGAGTAAAAAAAATAATTATTTACTTATTTGTAAATAATTTTTAAAATAAACTTGCAAGTTTGAAATATTAATTATAAATTTGCACAGTTAGAAATAACAAAACGTTTTTTGAAATCTTGGAGTAATTAAAAATAATGTTTGGTAGTACAAAGATAGAGCGGTGCTCGGTAGGTACATTAACGAGGTAGGGACCAAATACATATACAGAATGCAGTTCTATTTGTCTTGCAAGACTAGAACAGGTAAACATTATCCCCTTAATTGGATTAGTGTAGGTTAAAATGGTGGTTCAAATCCCTCATTCTGTGCAAAATTGGGGTGTTGGTCGCACAGGTCCTTGACGGACTGTTATTCTAGATGTGCATTGTGGTTCGATTCCACGTACCCCAGCAAGTCTCAGTTAGAAATGACAATAATTAAATTAATAAGGTTGAACCCCTTAACCACTTAGACAGACAGAGACAGGTTCTGTAAGTAAATTATGAGGAATAGTAGGTATAGTTTATTCTAGGCTCTGCGGGAAGTGCACTTCTACTAGAATGCTTGGTGACGTAGCTCAGTTGGTAGAGCAATGGATTGAAGCTCCATGTGTCGCTGGTTCGAATCCAGCCGTCACCACGAAATCTTGCCTATATCAGCACCGCTAGTTTTATAGGATAGTTAAATACCTACCCCGTGCAGAAACGATTGCAGTCGTCTGTGGTAGAGGTGTTTATAAAATACGATATAGGACTGAGACGAGCGGGAAAACCTATATCACATGGAAAGGTAGCTCAGATAGGTATATAGTAGATAACATGTTATTAGATGATATACTTCGGTAGAGCAATGGGTTGAACACTCATGTGTCGTTAGTTCGAATCTAACCCTTTCCACAGGTCTGGATGAATGTTACAAGAGACGGAGCTTTTTAAATGTCTAAACAGTAACCACGTTTGATTTTCGTGATGAACTAATCTGCTGGGTAGTGCCCAAAAGAAAAACCACTACATGGGGAAAATCCAGAAGTAACTGGTAAATCGGCTGGCGTTAATCGCACGGAATCAAGTCGTAATTAGGGTGAACAAAAATCCGTTATACCTTAAGATTGTAAGTTAAAATCTTACTTTCTCCACAAGTTCGCTCCACGCTGGGGAGATTTGTTTCTTATCTCCTATGATGAGGCAGAACACCAAAATATCAGCTGAGAAGTGTGATTGAGGTTATTACTGTAGAAAAACAGGTGCAAGCAACTTTACTAAAACATCTCTTATGGAGGTTTGGTTCATACGAATAGATATTGTTCTATTGAAGGTACAGTTTGGGCTAAAAACATCATATAAGAGTTCTCGGAAGTTTGAGAAGACGTAATTTTAAAAGAGATGACATCGGGAAAGACTGAAATTTGGGTTGGGAGTTACGATTGGTTGAATGGTTCCTATTAGTACGGAACACCAAGGCAGAACATTAGTTTATTTGAGTGGCTTAAGACACGAAATGATTTAGGTGGGTCTGTATTAGGTTCGGGCGAATCCCGAAGGTTGCTGGTTCGAATCCAGTTCAATCCACGAATCTCAATACACATAGTCAGTGTATTAAATGTTGCATAACAGACTCAGTTAAAAAAATGAGAGAGCAACGGAAGGAAAGTTTTCGCAAACCTACTTAGCTTTTGTAAGGTAAAAGCAACTTGGGGGTGTAACCAATTGTGGGTTATTGATGGGGCAATACCATCCACCTCCACAACTAACCACCAATGCCTCTGCTAGCATGCACAATTTTGGTATCGAAGGAAAACTAGTTAGTACTGAGACAGAGTTAAGCGATTCTCTAGGGTAGTTAAAATCGCAAATGGGGTTATCACGCCTTTTGGATTACGTTGGAAAGTTACAACCAACGCCTTTGGGTAATATTGGTAAGTCGGTAACATATTATAAGGTGTACATAAATGTACTAGTTACACACTACTTGTAATGTAAGAATGATAATGTTGGTTCGAGTCCAACTAATCCCACTAGTGGTAGTTTGATTGAATGCTTGGGTCGCTCTTAAGTTGAAGGTTAAATATTACTTGCTCGAAGGGTCGCTCCCAAAGAGTCCCTTAGAAGTTCAATTGGCTGAACGCCCTCTCGATGGGGGAGGCTGAGGGTTCGAACCCCGTCTAAGGTACAAAGAAGCTAAACGTATAATAGCTTTGGTGATATAGAGCAGTTGGTAGCTCAGTTGGCGAGGGAGTAATTCCGAACCGAAAGGTCATAGGTTCGACTCCTATTATCACTACAAGCGTGTCCCAACACGTTAATAAGGTTAAAAAATTGTTACAGCAAATGTAAAAACTTGTATGTGAAACAACAGGACTAGGTTCGAATCCTAGCATAGAGATGGGAACTATGTGGTGTAATGGTAGCATTGATAAAAAAGCAATTTTGCCCTTTATGGAGTAAGTGTATGTCTGTCATAATTCGTATGAGTTATGATTTTGGGTTCGATTCCCATTTACCCCACAATATTAGTGGTGAGTCCTACTTAGCCTATTTTCATAGGGGTACAGGTACTTAATGAATGTATAACAGCTACTAATTTTTGAGATGGCTAGGAATGCGTGGAGTCATGACCACAATGGGAGTTCAATTCGACCACATCTCACTAAAGAATGAGAGCCCAATTGGGTAACTCGCAGTGCGTTTAACAGACCAACTGACACACGTTTGAGTGGTAGTAATTACCCACGATAATTTTATACCTCTATCATCTGGTAACACTAGTGTTACCTTGTGAAACGTATAGTTGTGAAGGGACTGTGTGCCGAATCTTGAATTCCGTGACTTGGGATAGGGGTGTCAACACATGGGTTAAGGTAAGCCAGTCGGTTTAGTCACCGAGAAATTGTTATCTCATTCTTTTTAATAGGGAAGTAGCTCAGTTGTTTAGAGCGTGTGGAAAGCAACCTTAGCTTAGATTATATCTAAGTATCCGAAAGGGTATTCCGTTAGGAAATAAGGTTTGGTTGTGAGTACCAAGGTCGTTGGTTAGAGTCCAACCTTCTCTACTAATAATAAATAAATTAGTTAACTATGAGTAAAGTAACAGTAATTTTAAATCGTGTAAATTCAGAAGCACAAGGTGGTTTTGATAAAGAGGTAATTACATTAGCTATAGACCCAAACTGGTCAATTCCAGCAGTACATAGGGTAAATGGTCATAATTATGAGGCTAGACAAAAAGGTCAAGAAGGTGGTGTTGTAACATATTCTTTGTGTGATTCTGCTATTCCACAAGATTAAAATGGGTCTCAGAGTGCCAGCTCCTATAGAACCTCCCCAGAGGCGGAAGCAAGCAAGGATATATGGTTGTAGCGGTAGTTCTGAGTAACCTATTTAAGATAATGTCGTTCCCTTAGCGGGGTTCATGTGCTTATGACGAATACCCAGTGTGGTCGCTTAATTGAAGTTCGTTAGACTATTTTTTAGATGTTGTTCTTTCGTGGTCTTAAAATATGAAGGGAAAAACATTTTAATTGGAGATTTGAACATATAGAGTTCAAGGGTCTTACCTTCCGTGATGGTGACTAATTCGGAGAGCGAAAACGAGAGTAGCTAGACCCTACAAACAGAAGAATGTTAAATCTATTAGTAAGTCATAGTCTTTGCTGACAATGGGTGCTAATATGTCTGGGCTACGTAGCAGACGTTTAGGTATGAGGGGCAGAACCTCACTCCAGTTCAATTGGTGAGAGATACCAATAAAGTTTACAAGGTACTTCAAAAACTTGAGGCTGATATACCCACGGTCATACAGAGGGGTCTGATT